ATCCTGTTCCAGAAAGGCCTGTATAGGTTTGTGCTGAGCTGCCTAATGGTGTTATTGTATTTTCTATTTTATTAGATGTAACTTGCCAATCAGCTATTTGTGCCTGGGTTGTCATAAATGTATTTCCCGTTGCAGAATTTATTATTTCTGTTGTTGGTACATTATTAGATCCATATGCAAAAAGTCCTGATTGATTAAATATAACTCTTTGGCTACCAAGATTACCAGCCAATATCGAACCATTTGTTTGAAATGAAACTGGCTGGTTTATTATACTAAGTGCACCTGGGTCGTAAGGTTGTGCTGAAACAATTGGTGTTAATGAAGAATAATTAGAATATTGTCCATAATTATTATACAATCTAATTAAAATATATTGAGTGTCTGTATAATTAATTGATTGTATTGTTACTGGGCTTGTACCACTATAAACCCTTTGAGATTCATCTGTTGGATAAGATGCCCATGGTGTAGTTTTAGCATACACGTCTGCATATGTTCCTGCTGTTTGTGCCCATGTTACTATATAACCATTTGCTGTTGGATTTGCACTGACTGTAGGTGTTATGCCCAAAAGTTCATTTGTTTTATCTGGAACAGTAAATGTAGTAGAAGATGACTGCACACCTGCAAGACTTGTGCTAAATATTTCTGCATGCTGAAATGTTGGATAATAAGCACCAAATTGTGCAAGCATGTCTGCTGCATGAATTGTTGCTGTTTGCTTAGTTGTTACATTTGTAGAATCTGGGAAAAAATAAAAAGTTCCAGAGTACACTATGCTGCTAGAATCTGTATAAGTTAAATAAATACCTATTCTATTTCCTGGCTTTGTTGCATCTAGCTGGTATTTGATGCTCAAATCCCCGCCTGTCCATGACACGTCACTTGATATTACAGTGGGAGGATTGGGTGCAGTTGGATCAAAATTTGCAGAACCTTTTGGAGTAATTTTTCCTAGCAAAGTAAAATCTGTATATTTTCTTGCTTTTGAAGAAAATCTAACTGCAACGTATCTTTGATTACCATTAGGCGTTGAAACAAATACTGGATTAATATTTTGAAAATAAACTCTATTATAATTAGATGGAGTTTTACCATCTGATTTATAAGTAATTACTGGCTGAGATATTTCATTAGATTCAATTTCCCACACATCTATTGCATCATAAGATGAACTTGTTGGTAAATTTGTAATGCTAAATGAATATCCACCTGTTGCTTGATTTAATCCAGATGTTGCTGGTGGATCAAAATTTAAAGCGTATCCTGGAACTGTTAATGCTGCAACTTTATTACTTATATTTCCAAGTGCATCGGCTGCTTGAACTGTAAGACTATCTATATTAACTTCAAACAAATTAAACATTTGTTCATTTATTGTTGGTGTTAAATATAATGTTTGATGATTTTGAGATCTATCAACTGGAAATGCATTCATTGGTGATGATGCCATTACGCCTTCAGCAGATATTTGAACTATAAACTGAGATACTGTAATGTTGATTGGATTTTGAACATCAAAATCAAATTCTATTTTTAATGTATCGCCAACCCACGTAAGAGTTGGAGGAGTTGGATCAGTTGGAACAATAATGTATGGACCACTACCACCTGGATAAATTCCAAGGTAGCTTCCTAAAACTACAACGCTTGATCCAAAATCTGGATTTGGAGATGAGCCAGCAGATGAGCCACTTCCGTCTACTAAAGCATCTATCTGACTTTGTAAATTAGCAAAACCACCATTACTTTTAAAATTAATTTCTTGTACTTCTCTACCAGAACGAGCAAGTGTTTGACCTTTTTTGTCCCAGCGAAGGCGTGGGTCATCAGCATCAATAGGTAAAGTTGGTCTTTTTCCTACTGAATCTGGGGATTGGTATTCTGGTATATTCATACTACCCCTTTGCTATTTTCCTGGCCCTACTGCCGTCCAATTTAAGTAAAAGGTTTTTCCTGAATCTATCGCTGCAGGTAGTGTGGTTTTTGGAGATGCAACTGTTGCAAGTCCGCCCCTAGTTCTTAAAATCCTATAGTTAAATCCTAGGGCTGTTACTCCATAAACAGAGCATATGAAATCAACATCATCTTGATATGTAGAGAATTGAAGTGTTGCGGTAACGACTGGTATACTCGAAAAAGAATTTACTCCAGTTGTTGGATTTGCAAAAGTAACATTTCCATAATAAATTGTAGTTCCATCGGCAGATCCTGCAGTCCAATTTTCAACTACCGACTCTCTTCCATAAATTATACTTTGTGAACCTGGATCATAGAGATGTGAGTATCCATAACTTGTCCAATCTGAACCTATAGAGCTTGTACCAAAATTATTTGTTATAGCTGTTATGCTATCGCTATGCTGATTTACAACAGCAATAACCTGATGCCATGCTGATAAATCTACAATATTTGGATCTGATATTTTAATATAGGCCATTTTTCTCCTTTTTATTTATATAGACATTATACCATTTTTTGGACAAATCGGACATATTAGTATGCTACGCCTTTGTCTATCATATTTAAGACTAGGGATGTTTTTAAACCCTGCCCAAATACATGTGAAACTGAATGAACTAAATACTTTTGTTGTTTAAGTCCAGCCAACGGATAGGTTACAGTTATTATGTCTCCCACTTGTATAAGTGGATTGCCAAAAACTTGTATTGCTGTATCTCTTGAAAAACCATCTATTCCCTTTTCAATAGCTGACATAATTCCATAAGCAGCTTCTTTTGATTGTAACCATTGAGAATCTAGCTGGACCACTTCTGTTGTATTTGAAGGATCAATAATTTTTTCAACAATATCTGGATCGGAAGGAGCAATTATTTCATGAGTCCATAAATTAAGAGTTACTGTAAATTGATTAACGGCATCTGATTGTTTACTTAAATAAACCATGTGAGATGAGTTATTTGCAATTGCCATTTTTGCTCTAAACCCTGTATTTATAGGTGTTGAATAAGAAAGAGAATATTCATCAACTAATTGCTTTTGATAAAATTGCTGATCCTGTGGCAGCTCACTTGGGAAGTAGTACCATAGATATTCTATTGGGAGCACATCCACAGAAACAGCAGCTGGGTTTGTATATTGAACATCATAATAATTAATACCCAATACTTCTGGTGTTGTTTGATTCATATAGCTTTTATATTGAGTAAATAGATTTTGTCCTTGAACAAGACCATTTAAGAATTGTCTATCTTGATGCCAATAATTAACGCTTCTTTCTTTTAATGGTTTTTGCGTAGCATAAAGTTCTCTAAAATCTCCAACTATTGCAGATGCTTGAGTTGGATATGTAGCCAAAGTTGATTGTGTACATATTGTTTCAAGAGTACTTCCATAATATGCTGTGTTACAAACTTGTGTAGAAATTGTTACAGGCTTAGTTGAAGCAAAATATCCAAATTTAGTCCCAGTGCAATTTAAAGGAGAATCTTTTATATTTACTTTTTGCCTTAAACCAGTCACAACATTTTGATGAGTTGCTTCCCAACCACTGTAAAGTTCTCCTGTAACAGTTGTTCCCGTAGGTATCTGCCAACCATTTATTTCTACATTGTTAAGAAATACTTCAATTATTTCTCCAGGGGTTTCTCCATCCCCATCTGTTGGATCATTTGTAGTGCTTGCCTCAGACGTATAATGGGTTACTTTTAAATTAAAACATTGGTCTGTTGAAGAAAGGTATCCATAGGTTGATCCTGTTGTTTTTATCAAAACTTTTTCAAAGTTGGCAATTATATTATATACGGTTCCAGTAACATCTGCCCAAGAAATTACTTTTTCAACTCCGCCAACTATTTGATAAATAGCAATTAAATACCTATATTGTGCTGGATTATAAAGTGCTCCCGCTGATGCTGGAGGATTTTGTTTTTCTGGATGAGGATCTACTTGATTAAATTTTATTAATTCAACAAAATATGTTCCTTCAAAACCAGTTGTTGGTTTATTAAAAAATAGCCCTGATGACGATGCTGCCCAATCATACATATCAAATTTTGTTGAATATGTTTTATAATTTTTATCTACTTCTGTTGCTGGATATATAAAAGTTTTTAATCCTGTTTGTGGAGTTACTTGAACTTTCTTAACACTTGGATTATTTGAAAAAGCAGCTATTGCTTTGCTATCAACAACAGTTGTGGTTGAAGAACCTATAGACTCTACATAGTTAGAACCAGCAGTTGATTCAATTAAACCTTTTTGGCTTAAACTTGTAATAATATTATGGTCAGAGGCAACTGTTCCAAACAAACCTCTTTGTACATTTGTAATATATCCTGTTGGAGATATTGTTATATTGTCATCAGCTTTAACTTTACCATTTGACAAAGGTAGTCCGTTTTCATATTTTTTAACAAAACTATTAATTTCAGATTGTAACTCAAGATCATTTTTAACTGAAATATTTTTTATATTATTATTACTATCAGATATTGTATATCCTTTGTATGCAAAAGAAACAACTTCGTCTTCTATGACCGCATAACCATTATTATTAAGTGAAAAAGTATGAAATATATCTAATAGATCATTTACGTTTAACTTAAACTTATTTGATGTTTTTGACATATTTTCACTTAAATAATTAAATCCTACAGAATCCATAGTCTGTTGACTCCATACAACATCATTTGCAGTTGTATAAACAAACGAAGGAGAATTTTGAATTGCAGTTGATGTAGCATTTTGAAGTGCGAGTGATTGCTTTATTTTTGGAGTTTGATATCTTACTGATATTTTCCCAGGTTTTGCTTTGTTTGTTATAGAATATCCGCCTTCAACAATTGAGCTTTCATCAATAGACATTGCTGATGAATTATTTCCCAATATTCCTGATAGGCTGAGAAATCTCATAACTCCATACTCATCCATAAATGCACCAATTTGATATGCTAAAAATATTTGAGCAAGTGCATCCACCACAGTAGTATCTTTACTATTGCAATAATAATATGCTAACGACATTGGTGTTGCTTGATCATGGCATATGTTGTACAAAGAATCATAATCATAATCTGTAAATCCCGCCAAATCCAAAAGGTTTGTTATGATTTCAAAAACACTTTTAAGATTAGCAACATAGTCTGATACTGGTGCAGTTTGCAAATATCTTGTTATATCATAGCATTGTACTTTAACTGATTTAACATCTGTTTCATCCCAAGTATCAGAGTAATATACTCCGCCAGGCACCATTAAATTAACTTGAGTGTTAGTATTATTTACTGGATTAAAATATGATTTAACCATAAAATTAATATAAAATTTAATATTTTTTCTCAACATATTTGACAAAACGTTTATAGATAAATTACTTTGACTTGAAAAAAGAGGAATTAAAGAATTGTTTTGAGAAATTGGAATTGCTGATAGCAAAACGGAAGCATCATCGGTATTAATTGAAGAAATTGGGACTGCGTTATTTTTGCTGTCTAACGACTTTGATATATCTACTTCCATAACATAATCTGAAAGATCAACTTCAAGTCTTGGAGAAATTTCAAGAACATGAAGGCGTGTTAGGTCATTAGCAAAATCATTGCTAGACGAATAGTTTAAAAATGCTGAATTTGGAGATGTACTTACTTGGGTTAATGTTATGCTGTTTAATGAAAAATAATTAGAAAGACTTCCATCTAAATTAAAATGAGGCATAGTTGCCCATGGAGATTTAGACCAGGATACAGTATTTCCAGACTTTGTTGCATATAAAGATATTAAACCAGTTGAATCTGGAGCAATATCTTGTGAACCATCTACAGTTATTACAGATCCATTAATAGAAACATGAACAATTGGATTTACCATAATATTATTTAATTTAATTATAAGTTTGTTTGCATTAATATTATTTGCATATACTGCAGAAATACTTGTTGTATTTGCTGGTGATATTATTGCTTCAGATACAAAATATTTAAATGAAGACATATCACTCGGTAACACATTTTTAAAAAATGGCACTGGTATTGCAACAGCTGAAAAAGAAGGATTTTCTATTATAGGGGTAATTGGAAATGATATTGGATTGTCAAGAAGTCCATCAGAGCCAATTTCTTGACTTGATAGAATTGGTGTTTTTACTTTTCTAAAATTTTGTGGAAATGTAAAGTTAGTGTTTCCCGTTCTTACATACGATTCTCCTGGTCTATAATAAGAAAATACTGAATCTGTAGGCCACAAAGAATTATGTTGGTAATTAAAATAACTATTTAAATATACTTTTGGAACAGTATAATAGATTATTGGGTCAGAAGTATTTGAATCAAAAGTATTTGCTGTAATAGAAAAATTAAAACTAGATATATTTTCTGTTGATGCACTTGAACCAATATTTGTTTCTATTTTTGTCCAACCAAAAGAATTTGCTTCAACATAAGAAGATCCATATTCTGTTGAGCAGTTTATCATAACTGGCAAAGAACTATTTGTTTTAACATATGTAACTATCTTATAAGCACTTGCTGGAGTCATTTGACTATTACTTAAATAAGATACTTGACCAAATGATACTTGATCTAATCCTGAATGAGATGTAGCAAATCCTTTTACTGTAAATCCTTCATAAAAAACTGTGCTTGGAACATCTACTAAAGTCCCGCTTTCTGTTCCTATTCCTTGATCTGCACCATCCCCCGCTACTGTAACAAATGGCGGGTTAAAAAGATTTTGATTCCATTCTGCAGAAACAACAGGAAGCATCTCAACAGTGTGAGAATGCAAGAATATATCATTGCTGACGCCTGTTACATTTAACATTAAATCTCCGTAAATTCTATTTTGAGGTTTACGTAGTCATAACCACGCATTCTTTTTGCAACATCATATGTAAAAGTAGTCATAAATGCTGTAAATATTTGACCAGATGTGGTTTTAGATTCTTGATACAGACTAGAATTTGGTATACCTGGAACTGGTATGTTGTTACTATCTACAATACCAGTATCTTGAGCAAACATTAATTTAACATATACTGGGCTATTATAATTTTTTTCATAAAATGCTTTTATCCATGCTGCAGCAAATGTATTGCCATCATAGTCTACTAGGTTCGTGTCTAATGTTGGGAAGTCTTTCCAATCAACAGATATGACAAATTTTCTAGCAACCACGTACTTACGTAATGTGCCATTTGCCATTCTATCTGTTTGCTCAATTAATGTATATGTAATTGAAATTGGATTTCTATTATGATCAGAAAGTTTATACCATGTTGAGCCATCTAATGATACTTGTACTCCTTGTGGGATTGTAAATGTACTCATAGGGTCTTCCTTCCTGTTATAGCCTGTGATGTTTTTGGCTTAACTGGAGATACGCCTTTTTTAACTACAGAAACCTTATGTGCTGCATCTGCTTGTTTCTTTACCGCTCCCGTTGTGGCTGCAGTAACTGTTGTATGTACTGCTTGTGGATCTCCGCCATTGATAACAAAGTTTTGAGTTATTATGCTAGGGGCAATATTAGCATCAACTGCACCAGGCTTTAAAACTGCAGTTTTTGAAGCTGCTTTGATATTAGGATCAAGGACTTTAACACCATTTGAAATTGCATCTGTTAAATCAGCAAGAGCTTGAGAAAATGCATCTGCTTGAATTTGAACCTGATCAATCTGTCCCTGCATTTTATTTTCCATTGTTGTAGCATTGAAATCAACTTGCAATGAAGAACTTGCTTGCCCCAAGTTTGCTGCTGCTAAAAAGTCTCCAGAGATCATGGCTGTTTTCATCTGGCTATTTATATCTGCTCTTTGCTGATCAAGATCTCTAATACGCTTTAATTCTGCTTGTTGTTTTTGATATTGTGATAGCTGATCTTTAAGGCCTTTAAGCACCGCATCTTGATCAGTTTTATGAGCAGAAAGCAATTTCTTTGCTGCAATTTCTTCTTTTGTTCCTTTAAATACTGCTGCTTGTTGAGCTGCTGATGCAGCGGCTGCTGCTGCTGCGTCTTTCTTTGCTTGAGCTGCTGCGTCTGCTGCTGCCTGTTTTGCAGCTGCTGCTGCTGCGTCTTTATTATATTTATCAATTTGAGCAGCAAGAGTTGCCATTGCTTTTGGATCTTTCATTAATTTTGTTAATGCAAGTTTATCTAGATTTTTTATAAGACCATCAGCTTCAGCAGTTGCAATCAACATTGATTTACCAGTATCGCCAACAGTTTTATTAATTTCTAGCATCCTGCTGGCTAGGTCAACTTGACCCATATCTTTAAGCTTAGCTGCAAGCATTGTTCCAGATGTATACGCATCTAGACCACTCTTGTCTAATGCATTCATTGAACCAATTAAATCTTTACTTGTTGCGTTGGCATTTAACATGCTCATTCCAACAGTTCCAAAACCGTCAGCCACATTTTTTTGACTTGCATTCATGTCTTTATAGGTTTTTATAATTCCATTATTTACCTGCATTGAAATATATGAAGCACCAGTTGTTGCAACTAATTTAGAAAGCAATGTTTGTTGTGCTGCTCCGACACTTTGTGTTGCAGGAACAATTTCTTTAAGAGCTTGCTTAAGATATTGTGTTTTACCAGCATATTGCAGCATAGCTGCAACCATTTTAGCAACACCTTTTGGATCCATTCCCGCTGCAACTTGAGCTGCTGCAAATTGTTTTAATGTTCCTACAACTGGGCCAACACCGCTATATCCTTTAATGGCATCTGCTGTAGTTTTAGTTGCATCACCCTTGCCTAACTTACTTATAGAGTTAGCCATTTGATCAATTTCACTTAATGATTTCTTTGAGGTAATTCCAGATTTTTCTAATGCGTCATTAAAATGAATAATGTTATTACTTGTTTCAGTTAACTTACCACCAAACATTGAAATAGAAGAGCTTGCTGCTGTAAACGATGCTGTTACTACAGCTTGATGTTCTTTCTCTGCTTTCATCAAAGCCCCGATGCCACCAGTAACAAGTCCTATTGCTGCACCCGCTGCTGCACCCCATGGGCCAAACATCATGCCCATTCCTGCCATATTTGAAACATCTCCAGCTATATTAGATGCGTTACTTCCTTTAGGCAACATTCCAGCAAGTGCTTGTCCACCCATCATTAAAGCAGTGGATCCAGCCATCTTAGCCTGAATATTCATGCCACCGCCAGGTTTGGTAGCCATACCTTTAAGTCTTCCCATAAATCCTGTATTTTTAACAAAAGATCCATTTTCCATCAATGGTCCTTCTGTAGCATTTGTTAATGCTGTAGCAGCTTGTTGTCCTGCTGTTTCAAGCCCTGGTATTGCTTCTTGTACGCCTACCTGTACACCCTTACCGAACATCTTTCCGATCCAGATACCGACTCTGGATGGAGATGCAACTTCTAAAATTTCTTTTAATTCATTTGGAAGCACTGTTCCAAATCTTTGTACTACTGCTTTTAATTCTGGAATATCATTAATTAATCCTTGATTAAATCCTGCACCAAAAAATTGTGCAACATCCATACCTTGAGTTTTTATATAATTTCTTAAGTTTTCTGTTAACTGATAAATTTCATTTCTTGCAGCATTAACTGCCTCTTTTGAATCTGCAGCTAATTTATAGGAATTAGAACTCATTGGGCTTGGAGTTCCACCAACAATTTCACCATTTATAAATTTTCCTGAAGATCTTGTGCCATCTTCATTGTTTTCTGTTTTAATTTCTCCAACACTACTACCATTTAGTTTTACCATAGTTCCTTGTATGGTTCCACCCATTTCTGAAACTATTTTTGCAAGCTTAGATCTTGCATTATCAAAGAAAGTTCTAAATCCTCCAAAAGATTTACCAGCTTTATTTAAACTGTTAACCAACTCTAAATGAGCTGGTCCTTCTTTTGCAATTACATCTTTTGCTTTAGATATAGCATCGTAATAATCTTTATTTTTTATTCTATAGTTTGGATCATTTTTATTGTTTTCTTTTAAAATTTCAATTTGTTTTTTTAGCTCTACATCATAACGTACTAATGCTTGCTGCATATCTGCATCTTTTAATCTAGATACTGGCATACCGCCATTAATTGCACCTTCAGCCCATTTCATAGGTCCAGTTGTTTTCATATCAGAGATCATTTCGTCTGGCGTTACGCCATTTTTATTTCTTCCCATTCCAACATTTAAATCGTTACCTTGAATTCCTACTTCTTTACCAAGTATCTCTGCCGAGCCGAGTCCACTTTGATTTAATGTTATAAGTCCTGGATATCTATCAAAATATTTTGCAGATGTTGCTGGATCCATTTCTGAGCCGTGGCCTAAGTCTGTTCTGTATTTTTTACCATTTTTTCCCTGTTTTCTAAAGTCTAATACTCCCTCAAAAAAGCCTGGTAATTTATTATTAAACATTGCTTGAATAATTGGATAGTATTTTTTTGTTGTTTCTGCATCAAATATTGTTTCACCATTGGAAACTCTAGCTATAATACTATCTGAAGTTCCAGTGCCTGGCCCACTAATAATTCCGCCCTTTGCAAATCCTGGTAACTTCATTTGTTCATACATTCTAACTTCTGATTGAGCAACTCCCCCAACAATGTCTGATAACGATTGTATGTTTGTACCCATACCCATTGATGAAACCATTGCTTCTATATTTCTTGTTAAATCAGCAATAGCTTTTGATAATAATTCAATCTCACCAACATTGTTAACTACATTTGTTCCAAATGCTTTTGATGCATTTTGAGCTGCTATAAATTCTGGGGTTAACAATTGACCAATTGTTTTACCGCCAGTAACAAGTTGTTTAATATTAAATACGCCTTTTATTAAGAATCCCGCAAAGTTAGCAAGCAAACCAGTTAACATGATAATTGGTCCAGCCATGACTGTTCCTATTGCTAAAAATCCAGCAATTGATTTTAATGGTGCTGGCAACCCACTAAAAACTTTTGAAATAGAATTTGCAAATCCCATAAGTTTTGTTGCAAATTCTACAATTTTTTGTCCTACTGGAACAAGGTCTGCTTTAAATGTTTGAAGTGCTCTTTGATATTGAGCAGTTGGAGATTCTGTAGCTTGTTTCATTTCTTGATTTGCAAGTGTTGCTAATTCAGACTGTGTTGCATTTGCAATTTTTAAAGCATTTACAGTTTGAGATCCAGTTTTTCCAAAATTATCAAGAAGTGCTGAAATACGTGCAAATTGAAATTTTCCAAACAGCTTATCAATTAATTGTTCACGAACAAGTGGTGAAAGATTTTGTAATCCTTTTTGCAATGCAGTAATCATTTGAACTGGATTACCTTGTGTGGTATCTTTTATTGAAGATAAATTAATACCATATTGAAGCCATTCTTTTGATGCTGCTGCAGTAGGAGCAATCATAGATGCAACTGCGGACTTCAATGCGTTTGCAGCTTGTGTTGCTGGAACTCCCGCTTCACGCATAGCAACAAGCATAACAGCAGTATCCTTATATGTTCCACCCAACTGTTGCATAATTGGACCAACACGTGGAATAGCTTGCGTCATATCTCCAAGAGTCATGGTTGTTTGCTTCTGAATATCTGAAAGGAAGTTTACGGCTCCCGCCAAATCCATTGTGCTTACTTTATAAACATTTTGTAATGCTACAACTGTGTTTGTTGCATCTGCCGTGCTAACTGCACCAAGCTTTGAAAGACGCATTGTTTGTGCAGTTGTATCTAAAAGATCTTTACCTTGACGACCCATTGCTGCAAAGTTTGCTGCTGCTTTAACAGTTTCTGTTTGAGCAATACCCATTGTTCCAGCAATTTGTTTGCCTAAGTTTAAAACTTGATCTGAAATTTGATTAAGTTCTGTTTGACTTGGTGGCTTTAATCCTTCACCATAAAGTCTTTGCAACCTTGTAAGCTCTACATTGACTGCATCAAATGATGCAACGGCTTGTTGTCCAAAAATCATAATTGGTACAGACATACCAACAGTTAACTGGCGTCCTGCCCACTGTGTATTTTTACCAAAATTAATTAATGATTGAGATCCTTTATTAACTGCAATTGCATAAAGATTAGCTTCGTTTGCTGCAATTTTAGTTGCATTTGCAACCTTATCAATTTGCGTTGGCGTATAAACATTAAGTATCCCAGTTTTTGTGGGATCATTCATTATAATTGAATTTTGTAATTTTGTTTGTTCAAGTGCAAGTGCTTTAAACTGAGTTACTGCCTCAGATGAACGCATTTTAATTATATTATAATAATCAGTAAGTTTTAATTTACCATTTGCTAGTGCGTTACCAAAATTTGCAGTTTCTGTTTGCATTGCAACAGTTGATGCAGTAAATTGCCCAGTTGATAGCATTGTTTGTTTAAACTGGGCACTTAGTCCTTGTAGGTCTTTAGATAGATTTGAACTTACGCCAACGCCAGCCAAACCTTTTTGCAGCATTGCAACTTGTTCTTGCAAAGATTTTAACTGAGCTTGTACTGATGAGAAATCGCCAAGTGCGACAATGTTTAATTCAACTTTTGCCATTACTCATCCTCCCCCATAGTTATTGCACCGAGTCCTTGATCTATACCAAAGCCTTCACGTGATGCTGCATAACCTTGTAGTTCTAAGATGTCAGAATCTTCTTCTTCAACTTCATCTTCTAGCTCTACACCATTTACTGCAGCCAAAAACTTTTTATCTTCATAGCTTTTCTTTCTTGAAATTTCTAACAATGCTGTTAGTTCTTCAAGTGATAAGCTAGATTCTAGTTCGTCAAAGTTTTTCCATTGACCTAACAAGAATACTTCGGACTCCAAGGAGCGTAGATCTAGTTCGTCCCAACTAGTGCCGCTCCCAGTAGGTTTGGGTCTGTAAGATTCAATCCGCCAATAATTTCAAGAATTCTCATCATTGTAGGAGTCTCAATTATTTCCTCAAACTTATCTTTATCGGTACCAAGTTCAGGTCTTTCAGTTGTAAGTAGGCAAAGCATGCATGCTTCAATAAATATGTCAAGTGCTGCATCTGGATTTTCATTTTCTGCAACTTGACCTTTGTTAATAATTTCCATAAATTTTCTTAACTGCTTAATAGGCAGAGGTTTTAATGTGACTGTTGTTCCATCACGTAGTGAAATTTCTTCAATGTTATATACTGTTGTTGCCAATTTATAGCTCCTTTTATGTTATCTAAATTATACCAATAAAATCAGTGAAAACAAATTCAAGACCCCGCCATTTCTGACGGGGCTTGAAATTCTATATTAAGTTGTATATTAAGTTTTAGTTAGATCCCCACACACGATCAATTACCACACCATATTCAGCACCTGCATAAGCAGCATTTGAATCATCTGGTAGACAACGGAAATTGACTGGGAAAACAGTAGCATTATCACGCTTTAAGCCGTGTGCTGTTGTATCAATTGATACGACACGACGTGCTACGTAGACACGCTCTTTATTACGCTTTGTAGTTGCTGTTCCCTTAATTGTTGCTGGAGCATTTCCAACCGCAATAAGTGTACGCTCTACTGGAGCATCTCCAAGAGCACCTGCTGCCATATTAAGAGTTGCACCTGTTTCAGAAGAAACTGGAGTTCCAGAAGAGAGTGCAGGAGATGCACTTCCTGTTGCTGCAACAAAGTATGAATCCATCTGACCCCATGAAAGGGTAAGATTCTCAAGAGTTGCCTCTACGAGTTCTGTCTTAAGCATAACTTTAAGTGTTTGCTTGAATAGACGAGCTGCATCCAAGAGCTGATCAACCATTACTTCACCATAATTTGGTTCGTATGAAATCTCAAGACCTGTTGATGTGAATCCAACTTCATTATAAGCACTTGATGCCAAAAGGTTTTCTCTAGCAGACTGTGAAGCACCGAAAAGTGTACCTAGCGTAGTTGCATCTGTGGCTGGGCGACCTGTTGAGTTAGAGTTGTTTCCAACGCTAATGAAGAGATCTGCTGCACCAACAATAACATTTTTTGTATTTGTAGCCATATTTTATTTTTCACCACCTTATTTTATTTGAATAAAAAAAGATGACAATTTACTTCCTCAAGGAAAAGCATAGCATTAAATTGGTATAAGACAAATTTTATAGATATCTGCCTGTAATTGGGTCTAGGTCACGACTATATGAATAATCTATTACAAATGGGGCATTCATGAAACCGCCCTCATTTTGAAAAGCCTG